CAGCAGCTAAATGGTCTGTTAGCTGTTTTACTTTTGCGTCGAGTTCGCTCGTTATGGTGCCTAATACGTCCATTACTCACCTTTGTTTTTTTTCATGTGGATAGTTTTAAGAGCATCCGCAAACAACTCTTTTCTTTGCTGTTGATCTTTGTGTTTGATATCTACAGCGGCCTTCAAAGCACCAAGGTCATTTCGGCGCTCTTCCAGTCTATTTTGCTGCTTCATTTGCGCGGCAGCTTTGAGGGCATCTACGTTTAGTGCCCTGTCTTCATTCTGCTTTTTAGCTTCAATCTGCGCTTGTGCAATAGCTTGCTGAGATTGAATCCGTTGTTGTTCAACGGCCAACTGAGCTTGCCTGAGCTGCGCATCTTGCGCGTCTTTTTGTGCTTTGCGTTGCTGCTCGGCAGCCTTGATCTGCAATTCTTGCATCTGCATCTGCACAATCGGATCTTGAGCTTGCTGCTGGGCTTGTTGTTGCGCCTTTTGAGCTTGACTCATCTCCAGCAAACGCTGCGAAGCCTGCGCCAACATGGGCGCAAGTTGAGCCTCCACCTGCGGATCCATCGGAATGTCTTCTCCGGACTCGTCTTTTTGTGGGGGTAGCGAAAATCCAAGCTGTTGTTCAATTTGAATGCGGTATTCAAAGCCCAAATGCTCGTTAATATGCGCCATCATGGCCGCCTGCACAGATTGAGCCGCAGGATTGCCCTGCATTAGCTCTTGAATGTGCGGATTTTGCATGGCCGTCATGTGAACTTGGATGTGCGCCTGATGATTTTGCGTCAAAAACGCCTTTACGGGCTTTTGCATCAAAACATTTTGGTTTTCTGTGACCGGATCCTTGGGTAATTGGTCATCATCCATGGGAATTAGCTTTTGCGCATCCTTAATTCCCAACACATCCAGCATTTGACGGTGCAAAAGCGGCATGTTGTACATCTGTGGAGCACTTTGCGCCAACTGAAGCACCGCTTGGTACTGCACAATCTTCTGCGCCATCGTAGAGGCGTTAGGATCAGACACCGGAATGACGTTTACATTGTCATAGTCCGAGCGTTTGGCCATCCGGCTGCCTTCAACTGGCTCATAGTCGTAGTCTTCTGGCGTATATGCAGCAATGATCTTCTTTAAAAGACCTAATTCCTGCTTCATTGAGTAATGAACACGCGCTTGAATGGCGCTCATTGTCTTCAATGTTCTCTCAAGAATAGCCAGTGTCGTACCAACGGGTGAGTTGGCATTCATGTCGGCAATCTGTAGATCCGCTGTGTTAGCAAACCTGCGGCCTTCATCCACGATCTGGTTCAAAAGCTGAAGCAGGGTCTGGCTTGGCTCTTTATATGGAAGAGGTAAGAGGTTGTCTTTAATCGTCCCAGATGGAACGTCCACATCACGGAATTCTCCGGGTGCAATTGGCGTGTCGTCACCCTTAACCCGCATACCGCGAGCTTTAAAGCCACCAGGTAAATTGCTTAATGTGCCAGCATCGACAAGCTGTCTAATGAGTGAGGTGCCAGACTTAGCAAACGCCCCCACAAGATGGATAAGGCCAAAGTAATAGAAACCAAAACCAGGCACATAACCATAGTGAACAAAATGCTGGCGCTTTTGATAAGTCTCGTCTTCAGGATCCCAGTTTCTTCGGATCGCCAAACACGTATTACTGCCCTTTTCCAACGTGACAATGTACGGTAAAGCAATACCCGTTGGTTTTCCATCTTCATCTTTATGCTCATATCCAGGTAAGTCCAAGTCTACGTGCATTTCTAACAGCTTATAGCGGTCATCAGATGTTGCACGGAAACCCATCTTCTCCGCAATTTTCTTCTCTACTTCATCCAGCGTATTGTCTGGCTCACCCAGATCTACGTCTAGATAAAATCCAGCCACCTGTAGACGGCGCAGCTCATTCTCTGTCTTACGCATCACGTGAGTAACGCGCTCCGCAGATTCCAGATTCATCGCGCCATAAGGCACCACCATATCTTCAGCCGGAACAAAAATAGATACTTGACGATCCAAATGGGGGTCAAAGTAAATCTTCTTGAACGCATTACCAGAAAGGCCCAAGCCCCACAACATGCGCTCATGCTCAGGACGGTATTCTTTCATCACATCCATGAGCTGGTAATTCATATCGTCCGCAACGCGAACGGCAGCTTCTTTTTTGGTCTGAGTTTCTTTACCAATGATCTGCGTCTTAACGGGACCGCCCGCAGGAAAGGTGGACATCATTGTCTCAGACTGGAACTTCACCAAGGCTTCTGACAAAAGAGGATGGTAAACCCCGCAGGCTCCTTCCCATGGCTCAGACCGCTCTTCGATCTTCATGCCCAGCAACTCTAGTCCATCAACATAAGTCTGGATCCAGTCTTTGCGGCTAGATACGTCATCATCAAAGTCGCTGGTCAGCGTGCTAACAACAGACTGCAGTTCAGTCTCAGAAATGTATTCTGCAAGGTTGGCGTCAAAGTCATCTGATGTTTCTGGCATAGGCTCCAGATCAATCTCCAGACCATCCATCTCTATATGCACGGATTCGGGATCCTCAATTTCAATTTCAATCTCCGGCATGCTTTGAGCAAGTAACTCATCCAGTCCCTGTGGAGCTGCATATAGTGATTTTGAAATAGCCATTATCTAATTCCTTTTATATCTTTACAAAGTTCTGCAAATGTCAGCCCACGGTCATCTTCCAAAAACTCTAGACTGAATAAGTATCTTGGCTCTTCGGTGTTTAGCACGGTGTGTGGTACCTGTGTATTAAACACATAATACGTGTCCGGCTCGTACTGCAACTCGTGAGTTTTAAACACCACGCCCGGCTCACCGTCCAAAAACAAACAACGACTCTTGCCATCATCTGACAGCAACATATTAAGCCCGACCTTTCGGTCTGTGTCTATATGCCAGTTGTAACAAGTATTCGGCTCCATACGCAATATGCCAGCGTGAAACTTCCGCTTCTTAGCCAGCTCTACAATAAAGTCGTCTACTGCCAGCAATTCATGCGGCACAGCAATAGCTTCAAAGTTGTAGTACTTTACCCAATTATGGCTGTTCACCGCATGAACAAATAAATCTTTTGAGATCGAGGACTCAACTGGCACTGGCATGTAGGCGTAATTCATTATTTAAATTAGCTTCCAACTACCTTGGCTATATTCGTCCGGCATACGTACCGATCCACCACGAGCTTTGTCAATTGTTGGCGGCATTTTTCTACGCTTAACTAGTTCTTCGGCGTCGCCTGTATTTAAAGTAGAAGGTGTTAAACCCAGTGGTAAAAAACTTTCTGCCACATCTCCAGCAGCTTGTCTTAACTCTCCCGCACTTGCAGCACCCGTCCCACCCAATAAGGCAGCAGCCACCCCTAATTTTCCACCCAATCTGGATGGCTTAGGATGTACTTCAGTAATAGCATTACCAAAGTGAATGTTGCCCCCGCTAGAGCCAATTGGACTTTGGCTGCCCCATATTTCTACAGGGTTCATGCCCACCGCCGGCTTGGTTGTGTATGGTGCCTGTACTAACGTGGTACCGGCTTTTTTAGGGCCGTAATCTTCCGTTAACTGCAGGGCAACTTTTCCAGTTTCTTTGCCGTTTTCAAAAATTGGCACAAACCTGGTAGCCATTTCTGTGTTTTGATACAGGCCCGCCATTTGATTCACATATTTAGGATCCATGTAAATAGTTTTACCAGAGCGGTTTTGAATTTTTGAACCCGTGCCTTTTTGATTAGACGGCTCTCTATTCCCCGTAGTGGTTGCATCCGCATGATGCGCATACGTAGATCCACGGGCAGTCTTAAAGACAGATTCAATATCATCTACCCCAGAAGGCAATTTAAATAGCGGATCGTAGCTCATGCGTATCCTTAGTAGTAAGACGCTTTGCGTCTTTTAAAATACGTAACGTCATCAGGCTCATCAGAACTCAATCTAAGAAACCCGCCTTTTCTAAACCTCAGCAGCGCCTGGGTCGATGAGTCAACCAAGTCATCATGCTCAGAATTAGGAAACGATGCCATCTCCTCCATCACCTCCTCCGCCCAGCGTGTCCTTGGTGCCCACACTTTTCCAGAAGCAAATAAATCAGAGACTGCATTGATACGGGCTATCTTATCATTCCCCCTCGTAGGCGTAAACTCCTGCACCGGAATTCCCATCTGGCGAAGCTCATAAATCAACGGCGCTCCAGAAGCCTTGGCCTCCACAATAAAAGAATCTGGCTGATACTCCATGTAGTGCTTATACGCCTTATCTTTTAACTCCGGAAACTCCATCCGCTTCTTAAAGGCGTCCAAGAGAATAACGTGGGCATCTTCCGCGTTCTCGTTTCTGTAAAACACACCCCAAGTCGTACAAGCCGAATAGTCGCTCCGCTCATTCTTTGTAAACGCCGTATCCCATGACTGGATCACAAACTCACACGAAGGCGGATTCTCCCCCTCCCACTCCTGCCACCACTCCCGCTTAATGATCGCGCCCTGCTCAGAAGTCGGTTGCTGCTGATACTGAGCCTGCCACTTAGGTAAAGGCAGTTCCGTCCTTAAAGCATCCAGTTCCTCATAGCTCCAAAACTCTGGCCACAAAGGTTTGTCGCTCGGCAAGATAGCGGGAAAGTCAATCACCTCCCACTCATCGCCTTCCCTCTCTAGCGCGCTCTTTAAGATCTGTCCCGTCAAATCCCGCTTACTCCAGCGGGTCATCACGATCACAATCGACCCACCAGGTTGCAGACGCTGGCGCGGTCCAGAGGTGTACCACTCGTGTACCTTATCGAATACAGAAGGATCATTACCCGCTAAGGCAGCCTCTTGTTCAGAATGCGGGTCATCAATAATCAATAGATCCGCACCCTTACCCGTCACCGTACCCCCAACCCCGATAGCGAAATACTCTCCGCTTTTATTTGTAGCCCACCGCCCCGCAGCCTTCGAGTCCTGCCTCAAAGCGATCCCAGGAAATACTTTCGTATAGACGTCCGAGTCCAAAAGGTTCCTGACCTTCCGTCCAAACCCAACCGCCAACTCCGCCGTGTTTGAACACTGGATGATCTTCTTATGCGGAAACTTTCCAAGGAACCAAGCTGGTAAAAGGAAAGAGGCAAACTCCGACTTGGTATGCCGGGGTGGCATGTTGATAATGAGTCTACGGGTTTTCCCTTCCGCAATCTCTTCAAACTTCTTAGCCATCACCTTATGATGCCGCCCGTTAATAAATCCAGGCCACATCATTCCAACAAAACTCATAAAGTCTACGTGAGCCTTTTCCCGCTTTAAACTCGCTTGGTACTCATTGGCTAAGGTAAGAAGCTGCTCCTGCTCATTCACCGGCAGAGTATCTATCAACGCCTGTATCTGCTCTATCTTCATAAGTCCCGCATCCGAATCCCTAAAGGCCGTACAGTCCTAGCTCTATCCGGTATACGCTTACAGTGCCCCAACTCACAGAGCCTCGTCATGATCCGGTGCACATTCCCCCGCCCCTTATCGCCCGTTATATACATGATCTCATCTATGGAAGGTCCATACCCATACTTCTTCCAGAACTCATCAATCACCATATAGATATCCTTCTGTCTGGGAGTCATCATCTCACCCTAAAATTATTCCTACCCGTAGTAGGGGACCCAGAATCATCAAGGGGGGGTGTTTCTGTAGGAATATCTTCCATGCGCTCGGATAAATTCGATACCCCCTCCCCCTCTTTCTCACTCCAAACGTTTGTAGTGAGAACTTTTTCTTCAATGATATCAACTACTTGCGAGGGATCGTTATGAATTGTGGAAACATCTTCAATGGTTAAGTCATTGGATCGGGTGAGTGGAATACTATGTATAGGCTGGCTGACCAGAACGTGGTCGATCGCGGGGGGTGGGGGTGCGGGTGGGGTGTCCGCGCGCGCGTCACTAGGCGCGGGGGTCTTTTCCCCAGTTAACTCAGCCAGTAACGAGTCCGCGCCCTTATCCTCTACGTCTTCCACATCCGCACGAATGAACGTCTTGAGCTGATCCAGTAGGCGAGCCTTGATGTCAATGCTTGAGTTGATTGCGATCGGTGCGCGTGACTCAACAAACAATCCGACATCATGCGTGCGCCCCAGTAGCTCTAGGGCTTTGATGCGTTGGGCGGGTGGATTGTCCTCGTTCAGTGCGTGTTGGGTGAGCTGGTGGACTACAAGAGCCTTTATTTGTCCAGCGTTTTGATATTTAGTCGCATCCAACGCAAGCCTGATTGCTTCCACTTCATTGATTATTTTGGGTTTCATGGATAGCTTGTGCGCGTCATTACCCACATGCTTGGGCTTTGCCTTCGTGTTATACGCTTTGCGATATGAATCCGCCTTCGTCAGCT